TGGTTTTAGAGAAGCTAAAAGTCCACAAGCAACAGGTTATACAACCAGTCCTTTGTGTGGCTATCCAACTCCCGGAAATAGAATTACAGTTTCAGTTCAAGGATATCCAATTCAAGCAGGTGGTGGTGGAGCTGCATCACCTTGTGATGCTAATGCAGGAGGAACGGGAACTCCTTCAATTTTTGATACTATAGTATCTGCTGGCGGTGGTGGTGGCGGATCAAGAGATCAAAGTGGTCCAGGAAGTCCATCAGGTCCAGTAGGAGGAAGAGCAGGCCAACCAGGCGGTTCAGGTGGTGGTGGAACAAATTCTGCTCCTCAAAGACCAGATTTAGGTGGTACAGGAAATACTCCCGCAACATCTCCTTCTCAAGGAAATCCAGGTGGTACAGCTGGATACGGAGGTGCAGGTGGTGGCGCAGGCGCTGCCGGAGGAGCTGCACCTAGCTGTAGTACAACAGGAATAGTAGGTGGAAATGGAGTTACAACAGAAATTTCAGCATCACCAACAGCTTACGCTGGAGGTGGAGGAGGCGGAAGTTCTGGTACACAACAAAGTGCAGGTGGAACAGGTGGTGGTGGAGCTGGAACAGGAAACTGTGGTCCAACTCCTGCAACAGCCGGAACAGCTGGTTTAGGTGGTGGAGGCGGAGGTGGTTCTTCGGGTCCAACTGGTACATATAAATTAGGTGGTGGCGGTGGGTCAGGTATAGTAATAATAAGGTATAAATTTCAATAATTATGACAAGTAAAATTAAAGTAGATAATATAAATAAAGTTTCAGATGATTCAAACATCATCAATAAATGTGGCGCTAACATTACTGTAGGAGCTAATGGTGATACAGTTATTATTCCTAATGGAGTAACAGAACAAATTCAATCAGGTGGAGACATACAAGTTCAATCAGGTGGTCAAATTACAATTGCCTCTGGAGCAACTATAACTAATAACGGAACAGCAGTAGGTTTAGGTAGAACAGGAACTGTAGATTGGGTAACAACCCCTAAAACAGGAACTTTTACAGCAGTAAATGGTGAAGGTTATTTTGTAGATACTGATGGAGGAACTTCTACAGCAAATTTACCTGCAGGATCGGCTGGAGCTATTGTAGCTTTTTCTGATTATGCAAGAAACTTTCAAACAAATACATTAACAATTAGTCCAAATGGTTCAGAAAAAATTGGTGGTATCGCACAAGATTTAGTTTTAAATATAGAAGGACAAGCATTAACATTAGTTTATGTTGATGGCACACAAGGTTGGATTAATGTTCAAAACGCAGAGGACACAGAAACAGGAACTCCACCTTTTATACAAGCAACAGGAGGAACAATTAGTTGTTCAGGAAATTGTAGAATTCATACATTTACAGCGCCAGGAACTTTTCAAGTTACCTCTATATCTCCTACACCAGCTAATAATACAGCAGCTTACTTAATTGTCGGCAGTGGTGGCGGTGCTGATGGTGGATCCGGTTCATCAGCAAGTGGCGCTGGAGCAGGAGGATTTAGGGAGGGTCGAACTAATCCTATTACTCCATATACAGCTAGTCCTTTAGCAGCAGCTTGTTCAGGAATTACTCTTTCAGTACAATCATATCCAATTGTAGTGGGTGGTGGCGCAGCAGGAACTAATTCTAATGGTGGTGCACCAACTAATCAATCTCCAGGAAATGTTTCAAGTGCATTAGGTTTATCAGCAGCTGGAGGAGGTTCAGGTAATCCAGGAGGTAGTCCTACAGCAGGAAATCCAGGTGGTTCTGGAGGTGGTGGATCAGGAAATAATCCACCTGCGGCAGCAGGAAGTGGAAATGACCCTGCAACAAGTCCTTCTCAAGGAAATGATGGTGGTAATGCAACTCCATCTTTAGGACCAGGAATAAGAGCCGGAGGAGGAGGTGGTGGCGCTGGAGATGTAGGCGGTCAAGGTCAAAATCCTAATGTAGCTGGAGCAGGAGGTGTTGGTGTTCCGACATCTATAACAGGTTCTGCTCTTTCTTATGCTGGTGGTGGCGGTGGATCAAATCAAATGCCAGGTCAAGGAACTGGTGGTGGAGCAAGTCCTTGTGGTACTGGTGGTTCAGGAAAAGTCAGATCAGGAGGAGATGCTGATGGTGAAAGTGGAACAACAAACAGAGGTGGTGGCGGTGGTGCTGGAGTGGGAACTTCTAGTACAGGTGGTAGTGGTGGTTCAGGTGTAGTAGTAATAAGATATAAAAGACAATAATTATGAGTGAAATAAAAGTAAATAAAATTAGTCCAAGAACAGCGTGTGGTACAACCACATTAGGAGATAGTGGAGATACATTCACAATTCCTTCAGGTGTAACAATTTCTAATTTAGGAACTGCTGCAGGATTTGGTGGAACAGGAGAAATTTCGTGGGATACTACAGTTAAAACAAATTCAGATTCAGGTTTTACAGCAACAGCTGGTGTAGGTTATTTTTTAAATACAACAGCTGGAACTATAACAGTTAATTTACCAGCAGGTGCTCCTGGAAGTTCAGTAGCTTTTGCAGATTATGCAGGAACTTGGCAAACATATGCTGTAACAGTTTCACCAAACGGCACCGAAAAAATGGGAGGAGTTGCATCCGATGTAGGTTTAAATACAGAAGGACAATCCGTTCAATTTGTTTATATAGATGCCGTTCAAGGTTGGATTAACGTTTTAGATTCAACTTCTAATGTTAGAGGCGCTGAATTTATGGCAGCATCAGGTGGCTGTATTAGTACTTGTGGTAATGACAAAATTCATAAATTTATAGGACCAGGAACTTTTACAGTATGTACAGTAGCAGGTTGTTCTAGTAGAAATGTAGTTTCATATATGGTAGTTGCTGGTGGTGGCGGCGGTGGTGGAAGTAAGGAAGGTGGAGCAGGTGGAGGCGGTGCAGGCGGATTTAGAGAAGTAAAAAACCCCCTTAACCCTTATACAGCAAGCCCTTTAGATGGTTATCCCACTCCAGGAAATAGAGTAACAGTGTCACAAACAGCTTATCCAATTACAGTAGGAGGTGGCGGAACTGCTAATGTAGCAGGTTCAACACCAACTGCAGGAGATGCTTCAGTATTTTCATCAATTACTTCGGCGGGTGGTGGTACAGGTGGATTTGGAGCCAGTCCTTATTGTGGTGCAGGAACTCCAGGAGGAAATGGTGGATCTGGTGGAGGCGGTCACGGTTATACAGCTCCTATTGGTGGATGTGGTGCAGGAACAGGAAATACACCTCCAACAACTCCAGCACAAGGAACAAATGGAGGAACAGCCAACGTATCGTGTAGTTCAGCTTTAGCTCAAAATGGTGGCGGAGGTGGTGGTGCAACTGATGCAGGTGACAATGGAGAAAATTATCCAGGACCAGGTGCAGCTGGTGATGGAGGAGACGGTGCTACAACAAGTATTTCTACAGCAGCAATTGTTTATGGTGGTGGAGGCGGTGGCGGTCGTAGATGGGATCCCGCATCTGGCGCTCCAGGAACTGGTGGAACAGGTGGTGGTGGAACTGGTGGTAATGGAAAAGCTCCAGCTAGTCCCGGAACCGCAGGAACGGTCAATCTTGGTGCTGGTGGCGGAGGTGGTGGTGGCTGTAGTGCTAGTACACAGCCTGGCGGAAATGGTGGATCGGGAATAGTAATTATAAGATATAAATATCAATAATATTTATGCATTTACACAACTTTAAAATTAATATATAAGGAGAAACATATGGCACACTTTGCAAAAATAGGAATGAATGGAAAAGTTATCGGAGTATTAACTTGTGGTAACAATGATATGAAAAATGCTGATGGCGTTGAAGATGAATCAGTAGGACAACAATATTTAGAGAGACATAATAATTGGCCTGCTCCAATGTGGATTCAAACTTCATACAATACATATAATAATCAACATAAATCTGGTGATAACTCAAAAGCATTAAGAGGAAACTATGCAGGTATAGGTTATACTTGGGACGAAGATAATCAAATCTTCTGGCCTCAAAAACCTTTTGCATCTTGGGTAAAAAATACTACAACTGCTAGTTGGGACTCACCTATAGGTGCAGCTCCAGCATTAACTGCAGAACAAACTTCACAAAACGAAGCTGGCACACATTCTTGGGGTTATAAGTGGAATGAATCAGGCCAGTCTTGGGACTTGACAGATAACAACGCATAAATTAAAAAGGTATGTGGTATGCACAAGAAAGTATTATCTGAAATAGATTTACATTATGGCACTATTAATATGCCTAAAGGTTTCGAAATAGATCGAGACAAACTTCAAAAAGATATTTTATCATCACAAATTAAAAATTCTAAATTTCCATTCTCAAGAACCTGGGATATGTTAAATACATATATGCGAGAGCATATAAATCTAGAACACGGTTTTACTTTAGTAAATAAAGAAACGTGGGGAAATACTTATAAACCCAAAGAAGTTTCTATTCCTTTATTAAATATTGATCCAGTAGACCTTAGAAATTCTCCTGATTATACTTTTCTTTATGGAGTAAATGTTAAAGATTGTAGTGTTAGAATACATTATAATTCTAATAGAAGAGCAGGAAGAAGTTGGGACATACCTTTAGCAAATAATGATTTTATTATGTTTCCCTCTACACAGATGTATTACATAACTAACAATCAAAAAGACTCTTTAAACTTTATTTTAACTACAGCTTATGAATCTATCTAATTACTTTTGGTATTTTAGTGGAGTTTTAACCCCTAAGTTTTGTGATGATGTTATTAAATATGCATTATCAAAAGAAGAAGTAATAGCTAGAACGGGTGGTTATGGGGATAAAAAATTAAAAAAAGAAGAAGTATTAGATTTAAAAAGAAAAAGAAATTCTGATTTAGTGTGGTTAGATGATACGTGGATTTATAAAGAAATACATCCATATGTTCATATGGCTAATAAAAATGCTGGATGGAATTTTCAGTGGGATAGATCAGAGTCTTGTCAGTTTACAAAATATAAATTAAATCAATATTATGATTGGCATACGGATCCTTGGGACAAACCTTATCAAAGAAAAGAAGGTGATCCAGATAATGGTAAAGTTAGAAAACTATCTATGACCTGTCAATTAACAGATGGGTCCGAATACACAGGCGGAGAATTAGAATTTGATTTTAGAAATTATGATCCTCATATGAGAGATGAAACTAAACATATAAGAAGCGTACCTGAAATATTACCTAAAGGCTCTATCGTAGTATTTCCTTCACATTTGTGGCATAGAGTTAAACCAGTAACGAGAGGAACACGATATTCACTTGTCGTATGGCATTTGGGATATCCATTTAAATAGTATGTATATAAATAATTATTTTGTAACACCTGTATGGACAGAAACAAAACCAGACTTTGTTAAATCTTTAAACAAAGCATCTGATCCATATATTAAAGAAGCACGAAAGAGTAAAGAAGGTAAAGCACATCTTAAAGCCCACGGCGACTTTGGTCGAGCGTGGCACTCAACGCAATTAATGAGTGATACTAAGTTTATGGATTTTAGAAATTATGTTGGTCAAAAATGTTGGGAGTTTTTAGATCACTCAGGATTTGATATGAGTAAATATACTACTTTCTTTGAACAAATGTGGGTACAAGAGTTTGCGAAAAAAGGTGGTGGTCATCATAATGCACACATTCATTGGAACACTCACGTCAATGGTTTTTATTTTTTAAAAGCTAGTGAGAAGACTTCTTATCCCATTTTTCACGAACCGAGAACCGGTGCAAGAACAACTAAATTACATATGAAACCTCAAAAAGGAGTATGGCCCGGAACAGAATTAATTCATTTTAAACCTGAACCAGGATTGCTTATGTTTTTTCCTGGATATCTAGAACACGAATTTTCTGTTGACTATGGTAAAGCTCCTTTTAGATTTATTCATTTTAATATATCAGCGGTGTTAAAAGATATGGCTAAAGATGTTTAAAAAGAAAAAGTATACAGTTATTCGTCAAGCAATATCACAAGACTTAGCAGGTTTTGTTGCAAACTATTTTTTAATGCAAAAACAAGTTTATGATACTTGTAAACAAACTAGATACTTTTCACCTTTTGAAAATATTCTTGGACAATATGAAGAACCAGATGGTCAAATACCAAACACATATTCTCAATATGCAAATATGGCTATGGAAACTTTGATGCTTAAATGTCAACCAGCTATGGAAAAAGCAACAGGATTAAAATTATATCCAGCTTATACTTATGCAAGGATATATAAAAAAGGAGATGAACTTAAAAGACACAAAGATAGATTTAGTTGTGAAATATCAACTACTATGAATCTTGGTGGTGATGACTGGCCTATATATTTAAGTCCAAATGAAAATGTAGGGATACCCGATGGTAAAAAAATAACTACTACTAGCCAAGCCAAAGGTATTAAAATAGATTTAAAACAAGGCGATATGCTAGTTTATTCTGGCTGTGAACTAGAACATTGGAGAGAAAAATTTAAAGGGAAAGAATGTATACAAGTATTTCTTCACTACAATAACCGTAAAACTCCGGGAGCTAAAGATAATATGTTTGATAAGCGTCCTCATTTAGGTCTTCCATCTTGGTTTAAACGATGATATAATTCTTAAATGGAGGCAGTAGATCCACCACATACCCTACTGTCTCCTTTTAAGGATTATATATGTTATTAGGACAAGACGCATTTTCAGCTCAACCATTTTCTAGTTCTCCATTTTTGGGGAATGCTATTGTAAATGTAGTTGGTGCACCTTTAACTTTAAGAGCAGGACCTGTAGGAATAGAGACAACTGTAATTAATGTCATAGTTTCTCCCGATCCTTTAGTATTAGCTACAGCTCAAGTAGGTACTTTTACTGTTGAAGGTACAGCAGTTGTTCCTGATACAATTCCTAAAGTACCATTAACTTTAGGTACAATGGACGCAACAAGTGCCGCTTCGGGTAGTGCGGTTATTAATCCATCTACCCTTCAAAACCAATTGACGTTGCGTACTGCGAGTGGTATAGTAGTCACCGGTAACGCAGTAGTAAATGTTACAGGAGTTCCATTAACATTAAGAACAAATGAAACTGGAATTATAACGTGGAACGAAATTATACCAGGAGCGAACATGGTTTGGACACCAATAGAACCGTACTAATATGGCATCAACTTATTCAACAGATTTATCATTAGAACTTGTAGCAACCGGTGAAAAAGCTGGTCTATGGGGATCAATTAATAATACTAATTTACAAGTTTTAGAAGCAGCTACTGCTTTTCTAGAAGTTCCTATTACAGGTACTACTCAAACTTTAAGTTTAGCCGACGGATCGTCGACCGCGGATGGTAAACATTTATATTTAAAATTAACTGGTACTTTAACTGGTAATACAACTTTAACAATGCCTGCATCGACTACAGGCGGAACAGCTACAAGAGTTTACATAATTGAAGACGCTACTACAAGAGGAGCTTCGGCTACTGATCTTTTTACTTTAGAAGTTTTAACTACAGGAGCAGCTTCTAATGTACCTGTTCCTCAAAAAGCTAATATGTTATTAGTTTCTAATGGAGCTACTCCTTTAACTACTTTAGGTGGAATTTTAAAAAAAGGACATGTTTCTATAGATTCCGCAACTGTAACTGCATACACAGCTGTAGCGGGAGATCAAATTTTTGTAGATACTCAAAACAATCAGGTAACAATAACACTACCTGCAGCCGCAGTCGCAGGAGATGAAATAACTATTATGGATGCTTCAGCTGCAAATGGATTTGCAACTAATAAATGTGCTGTTAATTTTAATGGTTTAAAATATCAAAATCTTACTGCTAACTTAGATTTACAAACAAACAATCAATCTGTTACTTTAATATATACTAATATTGCAGGTAAAGGTTGGATTCAAAAATCAAATAATACATAGGAGCTAATTAATGGCTCTTCAACAAATTAAATTTGCACCGGGAGTTGACAAACAAGACACACGTGTTGGTGCAGTAGGTCGATGGGTAGATTCAGATAATGTAAGATTTAGATATGGTCTTCCTGAAAAAGTAGGAGGATGGCAATCTTTAATACCAGATACTATTGTAGGTGTAGCTAGAAAACAACATGCTTTGGTTGATACATCTGGAAACAGATATGTAATTCTTGGGACGGATAAATTTTTAATTTGTTATTTTGAAGGAGGTCTTCATGACATTACTCCTTTTGATACAGATGCCAACGGAGCGGTGATTGCACTAGCTTCTACAGTTACTTCTAATACAGCAAATACTTCTATTACAATCGATACAGGTCCAACACTTCATGGTTTTAAAGAAGGAGACATTATATATTTTTCTGCGTTTACTAAACCTACCGGTTCAAATTTAGATAACGCAGATTTTTTAGATAAACCCTATCAAGTTATTACTGTTCCAACTAATACTACTTTTACTATTACCTCTCCAACTCAAGAAGCAGGAGGAGGTCCATACAATAATGGAACTTGTACTGTTAAACCTTATTCAAGAGTTGGACCCGCTGCGCAAACATATGGTTATGGATATGGTGTAGGACAATTTGGAGGAACAGTTCAAGGTTCTGCAACAAGTACTTTGAATGGAGGTATTGTAGCAGCTGATACCACTATTACTTTAGCTGATTCACAAAACTTTTCAACAAGTGGTAAAGCTTTAATTGGTGATTTTTCAAGTGGTAATTATGCAGCTACTTCTGAATTAATTAGTTACACTGGAAATACAGATGCAGCTCCAGGTGATTTAACAACGGTTAGTAGATCACAATCTGGAACAACAGCTCCAGCAACAACAGCTTTAGGAACAACTGTTACTCAATCTACAGACTGGGCTGGTTACGGTGATCCAGTAGTAGCTACTACTACAACTTTAGAACCAGGCCTTTGGTCATTAAGTAGTTTTGGAGAAGTTTTGGTTGCAACTATTGCTAATGGTAAAACATTTACATGGAATGCTGGTATTGCCGCAAGATTAACAACAAGAGCATCACAACTTACAACGAGTTTTGAAACAACTAACAATCCAGATAAAAGTAGATTAACTTTAGTATCTCCTACTACAAGACACTTAATTCATTTTGGAACTGAGGCCACTATTGGCACTCCTACTTCTCAAGAAGATTTATTAATTAGATTTTCCGAACAAGAAAATATAAATACTTATACTATTCAAGCAACAAACACAGCTGGTTCTCAAAGATTACAAGATGGTACTAAAATTATGGGAGCTATCTCTGCTAAAGAAAATATTCTAGTATGGACTGATAATGCTTTATATACCATGAAGTTTGTTGGTGCTCCATTTACATTTGGATTTGAACAAGTAGGTACAAACTGTGGATTGATTGGACAGAATGCAGCTATTGAAATAGATGGTGTTGCTTATTGGATGTCTAACAATGGCTTCTTTTCTTTTGATGGTACAGTTAATACTTTACCGTGTTCGGTTGAAGACTATGTTTATGATGATGCTGATACAACTAAAGGACAACAAATTTGTGCAGGAATTAATAATTTATTTACCGAAGTTACTTGGTGGTACCCAACATCAGGATCAGATTTTAACAACAGATATGTAGTTTATAATTATGGTCAAACTAATCAACAAGTGCCAATGGGTAATTGGTATACAGGAACTAATACTAATTCAATTAGAACAACTTGGATTGATTCATTAGTTTATCCTAAACCTTATGCAACAGCATTTGATAGTACAGGCACAGGCACATTTCCAGTTATTGGTGGAGAAACTGGCTTAGGTAAAACCGTATTTTTTGAACATGAAATAGGAACCGATCAAGTTAATCCTGATGGATCTACTACAGCTTTAACTTCTTTTGTAGAATCTTTTGATTTTGCATTACAAACAGATCAAGGTATTGGAGAATACTTTTTATCTATGGGTAGATTTTTACCTAACTTTAAAAACTTAATAGGCAATGCAGTTGTTAATGTATCAGTTACACCTTATCCTGCACAAGCAAATACAGATTCTTCGTTTAGTCCTTTTACTATTGACTCTGCTACTACATTTGTTAGTACTAGAGCGAGAGGAAGGTATGCGGCTATTAAAATTGAAAACACAGGAACAGGTCAAAGCTGGCGTTTTGGAACTTTCCAAGCTGATTTAAAACCAGATGGAAGAAGATAATGACTAGAATAGTAGTAAGATTACCTGAACCTAAAAAAGAATATAGTGAAGATAACCAAAGACAAATTAACAGATCTTTTTCTTCTATTGTAGAACAACTTAACTCTACATTTTTAACACAGTTAAAAGAAGATGCAGAAAGATACACATGGTTTGGACTAGGATAATATGGCAAATATATATTTAAACGCAAAAAAAGATTTAACAACTAATACAGTTACAACTGTATATACTGTACCCTCTAACTCTAGAGCTATTGTAAAATCATTATTAGTCAGTAGTGATAATGCTAGTGATACAACTATTACTGTAGATTTATTTGATGGAGATCCAGCGTCAGCTAACAAATTTACTTTGTTTAATACTAAAACAATTACGGCTAATACATCAGATCAACTATTGACCGAGCCCTTGATTATGTTAGAAAATGAAGTATTACAAGTAACAGCTGCTGATGCAAATAGACTATTTGTTACAGCATCTATATTAGAA